ACTGGTTTGAAGTGGAGTCAACCAGCCCTGGCAGAGTCTCGCAGGCTATTGTGGACGCGAACGGCGACGATCTTGAGGTCATCATCAACTCCGGCGGCGGCGATGTGTTTTCAGGATCGGAGATTTATACGACTCTCAAGGATTACTCCGGAAATGTCACGGTCAAGATTGTAGGCGTAGCGGCAAGCGCGGCCAGCGTTGCGGCTATGGGTGGCAATAAAGTCGTGATGTCCCCGACGGGTCAGCTCATGATTCACAATGCCTCAACAATGACGTGGGGGGATAAACGGGACCACCGACATACAGCCGAATTTTTACAAACTGTTGATACTGCGATCTCTAACGCATATCGCTTGAAGACAGGCTTGGCCCAAAGTGAATTACTCGCTTTGATGAACAAAGAAACGTGGATGAACGCACAGGACGCGCTGGAGAAAGGCTTCATCGACGAAATCATGTTCGACGAGGGAGGCCAGTTGCGCGCGGTGGCTTCAGCCGGAGCGGAAATGATTCCGCGTAAGGTCATTGATCGTATCCGAAATGAGATTTTGAAACAGAAACCGAAGGGAGAAGTGAACAGTATGGATCATCTACAAACACAAAACACTACTGCCCCGCAAGCAGCAGTAACACCAACTGCAGCACCTTCAACTGGGGCGGCAATCCCGGCAGTGGCCAACACAAACGCGGCAGACGCCGCCGCCCAGGAGCGAGAGCGCCTGAAAGCGATCGATGCTATTGCTGCAAACATCGACCCGGCTCTGGTCGAAGAAGCAAAATATGGCGCTAATCCAATGAATGCCGAGCAATTGGCATTCCAAGCGATGAAAGAAGGAAAAATCCTGAATGCCGGACTGTTTGATCAGGCGGTAGCTGCCAACCAAGCGGCCGGAACAGGGAATGTTCAAGCGCAGGTGCAACAGCAGAGTACCGAAAAGGAGTATGACCTGAACAATCTGAAAGATGTCAATGCTATTTTCGCGACATTCGCAGCAAATTCGCAGGCTCATCGGCCGCAAAATATTAGAAGGGGGTAATGATCTGTGGCAACGATTTCGACAACCTTTGGTAGCGTGGAATTTGATTCTTTTTTTGCTGGTACTGAAATTTCCGCACTTACAACATCCGGCAAATTGGCTGCAGGCCAAGGCGTGCTTCGTAAAGGGGCGGTTCTTGGGAAGGTTACTACTACCGGCGAGTATAAACTCGTCAATAAAGCAGCGACGGACGGTAGTCAAGTGGCATCAATGGTCCTTGCCACGAAGGAGGCGGATACAACTTTTGCCGTAGACGTAGTCTTGTTTTCGCAAGGCATTTTCAATTATTCGGCGCTGTATGTCGCGACAGGTGATAAGGTCGAAGACCATGAGGAAGAACTTCGCCTCGGCAATATTTATTTCAAAAAAAGCTATTAAGAGAGGGTGAAAACGGACTATGAAATTAAGACAGAACGCTATTCGTAATTCGATTCAAAATCGGTTCACACGTCCGATCAATGCAGCTGGTACCCAAGGCGGAAATTTCAATATCTATGAACCGCAGACAATGGGTAGACCATTCGTAAAACGGATGCCAGTCACGACGTTCATGAGGGATACATTTTTCCCAGATTATATGACGTTCCCGACGAAGCATGTCACGATGGATTTTTATAAAAACAAACAGCGCATAGCTCCGTTTGTAGCGGAGGGGAGCCGGCCAATCAACATCCGTCGAGACGGGTACAAAACAGAAATCTATACACCACCGTTTATCAATCTCTCAAAGCCGTACGATGTGGATTTGCTGCAAACTCGTCTCCCAGGTGAATATGTATTCGACAGCGGGATTACGCCAGAGGATAGAGCTTTGGTCCTTATGCAAAATGACTATAACGAACTTGATGATATGGTCGTTCGTAAGGAGGAGGTCATGGCCTCTGAGCTTATGCAGACCGGCAAACTAACAATTACCGGGTACATTGACGACACGGCGACAACGGTCCGCACCGACACAATCGATTTCGGTTTCGACAACGAGATTAATCTGACAGGAGCAGCTCAGTGGAATCAAGCAAATGCCCAACCTTACGATAACATTGAGGATGCTGTCAACTTGGTACGTCAAGGCGGATATAATCCGGAGATTGTGATTCTCGGCGAAAATGCAGCACGACGGGTAACGCAGAACGAAAGAATTCTTAATTTACTGGACATCCGTCACGCTTATTTCGGCGAGTTGAATCCGCAACTTAATATCCAAAACGGCAACGGTTACGCTTATCTCGGTCGATTGGCCGGACTCGGCGTGGATTTGTACCAATACCTTGCTTGGTACTACGATGAGGTGACCGGAGAGCTTAAACCATACGTTGCTCCAGACAAAGTCATCGTCGGTGCGCGGGCTATGGGCGAAATGCTCTACGGTGCAATCACCATGATTCCAGAAGATTCTATTAATTTCGTGACGATCGAGGCGCCGCGAGCTTCGAAGGTAACGGTGGATAGGAATAACGATACAAAGTCGCTTGTGTTAAAATCCCGGCCTATCCCGAAGCCGCTTGATGTAGCGAGCTGGGCTGTGATCAATACGGTGACTGCGTAAGGAGGGAGACAATGCAATTCAAAGTGAATAGGGGATATGTGAAGCATGAAGGGGTCCTTCATAAGAAGGGCTCCTTTTTCGATGCTTCGCCCGATGATATGAAAGAACTGTTGCTGAATGGCACCGTTGCCGCCTGCAGCCCGACGATGGGAACGGATCAATATGATTCCTTTGCTGCCGACAATGATACTTTTAACGGGGCGTCCGATCCGGAGGCCGACGGCCAAGACGACCTTGTCCCTGCGTTCCATGCTGACGATGTGATCGTAGATGCTGAAATAGGGCCCGCGTCCAAGAGGGGCAGAAAATGAATTTTAAAGACATCGTTGCAAAGGACAATGTGGCCGTATTCATCAATCCGGATGAGTTTGGAGAGCCGAAGGTGATCAATGGCGCAGAGTATCAGGTTGTTATCGACCACGATCTGATCAACGAGCGGCTGCGTCTTTATACTTCCGGAGGCAATAACACGGCTGCGGAAGGCGTGTTTTTATCGACGGTCATCTTCTTTATTCGCGAGTCTGATCTTGGGTATGTGCCAGTTGAAGGAGAAACTATGCGTTTTGGCAACCCGGGGGAACGTGGTTATCCATACCTTGTAACAAAAGTTTCCTCCGCCATGGGGATACTTGAAATCACGATCGAGGCGAACCAGTCATGAAGATAAAAATCGATGTGCCAAAAATAAAAGAGGCAATCAGCTTGCTGGATAAGACCGGAAAAGTCGTGCCTCGCGCCACCGCTGCCGCACTCAATCGAGCAATTGATAGTGCTCGAACAGAGGCAGTAAGGGGCATGCGTGAGACGTATACGGCCAAATATGGTGGACTGCGCAAAGAAATCAAGGTGAAGAGGGCATCGTCCAGCCGTCTGGAGTCTGAGGCGGGAAACAAGGGGCATAATTTACCCTTGCTGCAATTTCGTACGTCCCCGACCAAGCCACCGCGACGACAGCCGTCATCTCTTACCGCAATGGTTCGGAAAGGCGGTAAAAAGCCGATTCCAGGCGCTTTCGTAGCTAATCTTGGGAAGTATGGTCCAGGCGTCTTTCGGCGGACCGGACCACAACGCCGTGCTCCTGCCGAGCAACTGTACGGACCGGGCGTCCCGATCATGCTCGGGGAAAAAGGGATAACAGCCCGAGTCATGAACAAAGCACATGATACTATGGGAAAACGTTTGGACCATGAGTTAAGACGGGCACTAGGGAGGCTGATTGTGACATGACATCGGCTATGTTGCTTCGAGCGTTATGCCGGTTCCTCCGGCAAACAGTTGACGATTATGCGGCAGCTCAAGGCAAAGAAGGTGAATACCGGACTCCTGAAGTGTACGAATGGTACCTCCCATTTCGAGACGGTCGGAACCAGCCCAATATTGATTTTCCCTACATCGTCGCTCGGATTATCAACGGCGAGGATCCAGTAAATGATTCGCAGTCGCCCATCTTGTCAACCGTTCGGATCGATCTTTCGTTCGGCGTTTACAACGAAGCGCCGGATGATGATGTCATCCATCCGGACGGGGCGTACGATCTGCTTAACCTTATGGAGCATGTTCGAATCGCTTTGTTCCGCCAACTCATTATAGATGGTAGATACAAGATCGAGCAGCCGTATAAGTGGCATATTCCGGACGAGCAGCCTTATCCGCTTTGGGTGGGGGTCGCGCAGAGCATCTGGACCGTACAACGTGTTACACCACAGTACAAGGAGGGATTTTTGCATGGCGGTTTTGAATGGGAGCGAGAATGACGGCGGTGTGGTCGTCGATAAAGAAGCTCCGCCCAAGGTAAACAAGAAAGACAAGGCAAGCAGCAATCAAAAACAGGAAAGCATCATTTACGTCGGTCCCAACCTAGCGGGCCGACTTTCTCGTTTTACGGTGTTTCGTGATGGGATTCCGGCGCATCTGGCGGAACTGATAGGGGATCGGCCGGAAATAAGCCGTTTGATAGTCCCTGTTTCCCAAATGGGCGAAACACAAGCAGCCATCAATACCCAAGGAACAATGGAATATAAAGCTTACAAACTTCTGAATGAGAAGGTGAAATCGTAATGGCATATAAACACGGTGTTTATGGTTCCGAGATTCCAACGGCTGTAACGCCTCCAGCAACGACGAGTTCCATTCCAGTCGTATTTGGGACGGCACCGGTAAATCTTTCGCAACGCGCTACCGCACCGGTTAACGAACCAGTGCTTTGCTTTACGAATACGGAAGCGGTAGATGTCTTTGGCTACTCAGATGATTGGGAAAACTTCACGCTTTGCGAATTTATTTATTCTCAGTTTTCCTTGTATGCGCAGGCCCCTGTTGTATTGGTCAATGTACTTGACCCGGCCACACATAAGAAGGCTGTTCCATCCAAAACCGCACAAATGGCTAACGGCGTTGCAACAATTGATGAAGAGGGAATAATCCTCTCCACAGTCGTTGTCAAGTCCTCAGACGGTACTACGACGTATAAAAAGGGAACTGATTATGAGGAAGATTTTGATAAGAACGGAAAACTGGTCGTTCAGCGCATTGCAACCGGAACGATTCCGGCTACTACAACTTCGCTGACTGTTTCATACGATAAATTGGATCCTGCTGCGGTAGATAAAGATGACGTGATCGGCGGTATCGTTGCCGGCAAACCAACAGGTCTTGAATTGCTGAATCAAGTATTCCCGCGCTTCCGTCTCGTACCCGGCTTGGTGTTGGCTCCTGGATGGTCAGATGATCCAGCGGTCGCGGCAGTAATGACGGCCAAGGCAAGCAACATCAACGGCTTATTCAAGGCTCAAGCTCTGACCGATCTTCCAACTGACAAGCCTTATACCGAGATTGCAGCATGGAAGAACGCTAACAATTACACATCGGCTCGACAGTTTAACACATATCCACTAATCAAGCTTGGAGATAAAGTATTCCATGGATCAACCCAACTTGCCGGCGTCATTTGCGCGACGGATACGGCCTACGGCGGGATTCCGTATGTTTCTCCATCCAACCAGCCGCTGCAGGCTACTGCTTCGGTTATGGCAGACGGTACGCCGTTATTCCTGGGCCCGGATCAGGCCGCCTACCTGAACGGCGAGGGGATCGTAACAGCCCTTAATTTTATTGGCGGATGGAAGGCGTGGGGCAACCGAACGGGCGCTTACCCGGCCGTAACGGATCCAAAGGACAGCTTTATTCCTGTTCGCCGGATGATGGACTGGATTGCGAATACGATCATACTGACATATTGGCAGCGGCTTGATGGTCCGATTACGCGTCGGCTGACGGAAGCCGTTACCGACAGTTTAAACCTTTGGCTGAACGGACTGACAGCACAAGGCGCGCTTCTGGGCGGACGAGTTGAATTCTTGGCTTCGGAAAACCCGGCAACTGATTTGATGGACGGTATCGTTAAGTTCCATGTTTACGCGACGCCGCCGTCGCCAGCTCGTGAGATCGACTTTGTTGTTGAATACGATGCAAAATATTTATCCGCACTTTTCGCATAGGAAGGAGTGAATTCGATTGAGACAAATTTCTGAGAAGTTAATTAACTATACGGTATATAAAGATGGATCATTGTTCCTTGGTACCGCTGATGTGGAGCTTCCGAGCATTGAAGCCATGACCGAAACGGTCAAGGGGGCGGGCATTGGCGGGGAGATCGAGAGTTCGACATTAGGACATTATGGTAGTATGACGTGCACCCTCAATTGGCGCACTGTGACACCAGAGGTCATTCGTCTTCATGCTCCTATTTCACATTCGCTCGACTTCCGAGGTTCAATGCAGGTATACAATCCTGCGACAGGCGAGACTAGGGGCCAAGGTGTTAAGGTGACTGTGAAGGCGATGCCAAAAAGCGGGAGCATTGGGAAAATGGACCCTGGTACCACAATGGATACTTCCAACGAAATGGAAGTTACGTACATCAAGATTGTAATCGATGGCCGGACGCTACTTGAGATCGATAAATATAACTTCAAATGCGTTATTGACGGCCGGGATTATTTGGCCGAAGTACGTGAGCAATTAGGAATGTGAGGTGAGCTGTAATGGAGAAATTTAAATTGCTTAAACCGGTGGAATTTGATGGTCACACTTACACAGAAATCGATCTTGATCTGGATAACTTAAACGGTAACGACATGATGATGGTAGAGCGACAATTCGTAACGATCTCCAATTCAAATCACATAGTTACCGTCAAGGAGTTCTCCAAGGAGTATCAAATCCTCACAGCTGCGCGAGCGGCAAAACTGCCCTTTGAATTCTTCCAGCAAATTTCCGCAAAGGATTTTTCGCGGATCACGATACGGGTGCAAAATTTTTTCGTCTACGGGGATTCGGCGGACGAATGAGTGCGGGGCAGCTGCTTAAACGAGTGGCTGCCTCTCTTTCGTTTGCGACACATACGCCGATTCCTTACTGGCTGGATTTACCGCTGCATGAGTTGTTTGATTGGCACAATACAATTGCGGAAATGAAAGGGGAAGGCGAAGGTGGCAGCTAAGGAATATGAAATAGCATTTAAACTTGGAGCAGAGTTAGAGTCCACCTTTGCCCGGACTTTTTCTTCTGCTTCAAAAGATTTTAAGGATTTACAGAGTCAAGTCAGTGGTTTGAGCAAAGGGTCATCTGGAATGACTCGCCCCATTCGTAATGATTTAAGAAAAACCCAGACAGAGCTGAGAAACACCGAATCAGCGACTGGCAAAGTGATTGGGGCAGTCAAATCGAATCTAGGCAACATGGTAGCAGCAGCCGGAGTCGGGTCCGTTGCTTTCAATTCGTTTAAAAAATCAATGGATTTTGAAGCACAGCTCGACTCAATTCAAGTGTTGGGTAACGTTGCGAACGAGGATATGAAGAAAATTGAGAAGTTGGCACTGGACCTCGGAGCGAAAACAAAGTTTTCCGCACTTGAAGCAGCTCAAGGCATGGAAGAACTTATTAAGGCTGGTCTGTCTACCGAAAAAGTGGTCGGCGGAGGTCTTGAAGCAGCCCTTAACCTTGCTTCCGCCGGCGATCTAGGACTAGCAGAAGCTGCCGAGATCATGAGCACCGCCATGAACGCATACAAGAAGGATGCTATTTCTGCAGCGACTGCATCGGACATCCTTGCGGGAGCTGCGAATGCATCGGCCACGAGCGTAACGGAGCTTAAGTTTTCATTATCCCAAGCCTCGGCAGTTGCTTCCGGTATCGGGATGAGTTTCAAAGACACGAACATAGCGCTTGGTCTCTTTGCCAATAATGGCCTGAAAGGTTCTGATGCAGGTACATCGTTGAAAACGATGCTACTGAACTTAACCCCTATTTCCGCTGATGCTGCAGGAGAATTTGAGCGGTTAGGATTGACGACCTTTGATGCAACCAAAGCATTGGAATTTCTACGCAGTCAAGGAGTAAAACCTGCGTCCCAGTCTGCAAAAGATATCACCGATGCAATGATGCAATATTCTGCAAAAGTAGCTGGAGCAAAAGTTGGATCGGATCAAGCAAACAAAGCTTTCCGAGAAATGGCATTCAATGCCGGGGCGATGTCATCTAAGTTTTTTGACTCGAACGGCCAACTTCAATCGCTAGACATAATTGCCGGTGCATTGAAGGAATCTCTCAAAGGTCTTAATGATCAGCAGCGACAAGTTGCTCTTAAGACGATGTTTGGTACGGACGCCGTCCGTGCGGCCAACATCTTATACAGCGAAGGTGCTGAGGGAGTCAAAAAGTTCAATGCAGAAATGAGCCAAGTGACTGCTTTAGAAGTTGCGACGAAACGTATGGATAATGCGAAGGGTGCGATCGAACAATTTAGGGGCGCGATGGAAACGTTGCAAATAACTACAATGACGGCATTTCTTCCAACGATGCAAAAGCTTGCAACCGGTGCAGCGAACGTAGCTGAACATCATGGCAATGCTGTAGCTAATATGGTTGGGATCGCCGCCGTTGCTTTCCCTCTCGTTAAGGTAAGCAAAGGAATCATGAAACTCACGAAATCTGCAAATACTCTTGGTTCCGGAGCCGGTGTAGCGACTAGGGCTATTGGTTTAATGGGCCCCGCACTGGGACTGCTCACCAATCCTATTGGTCTGGCCATAGCTGGCGTTGGCGCACTCGGATTAGGCTGGGTTGCATATCAACGACATCAGGAGAAGGCCCGCCAGGAGCTCATTAATATGGGCAAAGAGTTACAAGAGTCCTCAAAGCGATATAAGGATGTCGCAGATAAAGCGAAGCTTACAAACGACCTAGTATGGGAATATCGGGAGCTCGATAAGATCATAAGCACCAATACAGATTCAACTAGAGATCTGTCTGCCGAAAAGCAGCGTCTGGCCGATATCACCAAGCAACTGCAGCAACTGCATCCACAAACGATCACCCAGTATGATGTCGAAAACGGAAAAATTAAGGAAAAATTGGGACTGGTCAAGCAAGAGTCTGACGCCGAACGAGAGTTAGCTAAGCTCAAACTGGAGAAAGAAGTTGCAGAAAAAAGCAAGAATACAACGAAACTCGGAAACGAGATCGGTTCTCTTGAGAAACAAACGGCCGATCTTCGAAAACAAAAAGATGCCATTGACGCCGCGATTCCTGCGTTAAAGACATACATGGCCGATTTCCAAAAGATTATGGGGACAGATTATTCGGAGGAAAGGGTTTCAAAGATTCTTGCTTTGCACGAAAAAGTAAAATCCGTTGGTCAAACGGTCGGCCTCCCCTTTGAGCACTTAGGTTTTTTAAACGAAGACACAATCGACGATCTGGTAAATAAAAGAATCGAAACTCTCGATAAATTGGTCGCTAAATCGAACGAATTAAGTCAGTCCAAGGCGAGTTATGACGAGCTCTATCAAGCACAAAAAAAACTCATAGAGATGAATCTCGGCACCAAGTTAGAGGACCAAGCCAAGAAATTCAATTCGCTTTCCGATGAGGAAAAGCGACGATTTAATGAAGCATTGGCGTCATTTGCAGAACTGAATAAGCAGATGACTCTATTGCCTTCCGAAAAGAAAATCAATGTCAAGGTGCTCTATGAACAGAGCGGTCAGCTGCCGGAGCGGTTGCCGGTGACGACGGATTTTTCGGGGCTACTTAAGGATCAGGACACGCCGAAGACACCGCCGTTCCTGCCATTTAAGCAGTATGCAGATGGTGGGTTTGCAAACGAACCATCTATTTTCGGCGAAGCGGGTCCCGAGGCGGCCATTCCAATTAATAACAAGCCACGATCGCATGCAATCTTGGATCAGGTAAACCGGATGATGGGTCACGATAACGGCGGGGGAGGCAGTATTTCCGTCACCTTTTCTCCGAATATCACAGTCCAGGGAGGCGGTTCGGATGTGCAGCAGCAGGTTACACAGGCGCTCAAGTTGTCACAGGCGGAATTCAAGCGGATGTTTGAGGACATGATGCGTCAGGAGAGGAGGCTTGGTTTTGGATGACGATATATCCGACAATTCAAGGAGACTTGTGGGATAGCATCGCCTACAAGGTGTACGGCAAAGAGTCGTATATGACACAACTCATGCAGGCCAATCCGGATTATTTAGACATCGTCGTATTTTCAGCCGGCGTGCAGCTGGCCGTCCCAGAAATTGCCACACCATCCGCCGCAAACCTCCCGCCCTGGAAGAGAGGGTAAGAAAATGATTTTTGGACGGCGAACCATAGTTGAACTGACGTATGAAGGCGTGAATATAACCGACGATATTGCGCCGTACCTTCTTTCATTTCAATATACCGACAATGGCACGAACCGGTCGGACGATCTACAGATCACGCTGCAAGATAGGGCGGGAAACTGGCGCGATCCGTGGATGCCACAAGACGGAGACAAGATTCAGGCGACAATTGTTCCTATCGATTGGGGCCATGATCTGTCATTATCATGCGGAACTTTCCAGGTGGATGGAATCGAGTACAACGGACCGCCAGACACCATTCAAATTAGTGGCGTCTCCTTCCCGGTTGCATCAGGGCTGAAAAGCGAGGAGAAAAGCAAAGCTTGGGAGAAGGTTACTCTCTCGCAGATTACCTCCCGAATCGCAGCGAGCGCCGGGTTGACGGCTCAATTTGAGACTGACGATGTAAAATATGATCGTATTGATCAGACTAACCAAACGGACGTTGCCTTTTTAGCGCAGTTGGCAGATAAGGAAGGGGCAACCGTGAAGGTAACGAACGAACTGCTTGTCGTTTATGATGATCGAAAATTCGAAAATGAGCCTCCTGTTCGGACGCTCGAGCGCGGGGTAAACCTGGTCAAAACCTACGGATTTTCTCGTAACGTAATAGATATGGCATATTCGTCCTGTACGCTGACGTACTATGATAGTTCAAAAAATAAAACGATAACTGGAACCTTTGAAATTCCGGGGGCTACTGGCCCGGTTTTAAAAATACAAGAGCGCGTGGAGTCTACCGCCGAGGCTGTACGCTATGCAAAAAATGAACTGCGTCGACGAAACCGTGAGGCGCAGAAAGCGCGCTTCCAATTGGTCGGAGATCCGAATCTTGTGCAAGGCGTCACAGTAGAAGTAAAAGGATACGGCCAGTTCGATGGCATCTATTTTGTTGAGACGGCGACGCACACGGTTGGCGGAGGAGGTTATGAAACTTCCATAGATGCGCGAAAGGTGCTGACATTCTAATGAGCTTAAAAAGTTTGGTGCGAGTAGGCGTCGTTTCAGACCGTGATGCGGAACGGTGTGCTGTTCGCGTGATATTTCGTGATCAGGATGAACTGGTAACGGACTGGTTGCCGGTTGTCGTCCCACAAACGAAGGAGACAAAGGATTTTAGCTTGCCTGATATCGACGAACCGGTCGTATGCATCTTCCTCGGGAGTGGTCTGGAGGCGGGCTTTTGCCTGGGAGCGATCTATACAGGTGCTTCGCCGGCAGCCAGCGGGGACGAGCGCGGGATATGGTTCCCGGACGGCAGCCGCGTTGTATTTGATCGCGCTTCCGGAACACTCGTCGTCAGTACGGCCGGCAGCGTCTCCGTCACAGCACCAAGTACGACCATTGACGGCAATGTAACGATCAAGGGCAATTTGGACGTGAGCGGAACCATTACACGCGGAGGCGAGCCGCTATGATCGGTACATTTGGGGATATGGTTTTTCGGACGTCTTCGGATATCTTGTACACATTTGATAATCTGCAGCGTACAACAGCCGCGCGTTGGGCAATACATGAGCCTCATTTGGGTTACCCTACGCCGGAGTACATTGGCCCCGGCCTGGACTCCCTTACCTTTACGATGCATTTCGATATAAAGTTCGGGGTAAATCCGCGGGAACAAATGGATCTGTTGGTGATCTATGCGCGAACGGGCTTTTTATCCGACCTTACAATAGGCGGAAAGGGGCTGGGAGTGGGCCAGTGGTATGTTGAGTCTATATCGCAGAGCTGGACAGCAGTCGATAATCGTGGGGCAATTATTGCCGGGAGTGTGGATGTCACATTAAAAGAGTACATGTAAGGAGTTGATGCGGATGCCGTATACCGTTAATGGTACACCGCAGCTTATCGATTTTGGTGCAACTGGACTGGCCGAGATCTTACAAAATGTCCGGACGATCTTAACGACGGTAAGAGGGACAGTTCCGCTGGATCGCTCCTTCGGGATTGATCAGTCACCCTTAGACAGCCCGGGACTTGTCGCGCGGGCAAAAATGACGCCGATCATTATAAAAGCGTTAAAAACGTACGAACCGCGGGTAGTTGTACAGTCGGTAACCTATTCAGAGGACGAACAAGGGCGACTGATTGCAGCGGTCACCGTTGAATTGGCGGAAGGGGTGAGCGTGTGAGCCTGAAGGATTTACCGGATATCGATTTCGTGCCGATCGATCCGGAACAGATCAAAAATAATATCATTACCGTTTATGAGGCGATATCAGAACGCAAGCTTTTTCCCGGCGACCCGATACGCCTTTTTTTATTATCACAAGCTGAGGTTATCATCCAGCAGCGTGTTCTGCTTAACGATGCTGCCAAAATGAACCTATTGCGTTATGCGCGCGGACCCTACTTGGATCAGCTTGGTGCCTTTATGGAAACACCACGGCTTGCGGCTACCGCGGCCGTAACAACGGTTCGCTTCGCACTCTCAGCTCCGCGCCTTGAAGCCGTGCTGATCCCTGCGGGGGTTCGCGTCACGCCCGGCAACAACATCTTTTTTGCGACGTCCCAGGTGGCAGAAATTCCGGGCGGGTCTACTCATGTGGACGTGCTTTGTAAGTGCTTGGCAACTGGAACGACCGGGAATGGATATCTGCCCGGGCAGATCAACACGCTGGTAGATCCGCAGCCGTACATCAGCACTGTTGCCAACCTAACAGAGAGTGCCGGTGGAACGGATGTCGAAAAAGATGGACCATACCAAGAACGTATTTATACAGCGCCCGAGCGGTTCTCGGTTGCTGGACCAACTGGGGCATATGAGTACTGGGCGCGTACGGCGCATCCAGGGATTATGGATGTCAAAGTATACTCGCCGGCTCCGGAGAGCGTTAACGTGCTTGTGCTCATGGCTGGCGGGGCATTGCCGTCGCAGGAGATATTGGATGCAGTCAGCACAGTGTTAAGTGATCGCACAAAACGACCACTTACCGATAGAGTTACGGTATCAGCTCCATCCGTGGTGAATTATACGATATCACTCAAATATTGGATTAATTCCGCAAATGCAGTTGACGCGGTCAGTATCCAGTCCGCCGTCGGAGCTGCTGTTCAGGATTATGTATTATGGCAAAAATCAAAAATCGGCCGTAACATTGTCCCTTCTGAGTTGACCCGTTTGATAATGAATGCCGGCGCTCACCGGGTAGATATTACCTCTCCGGTTTACACGGTGCTTGATGCAACACAAATAGCCGTCGTTAATAATCCGGCGACGGACATCATTGTTACGTATGGAGGGCTTGAGGATGATTGACATGCAAACGATCAAGCTGATTGACCTCATCCCTCCTAACCTTAGAAATGACCCTAATGTTGCGGCAGCAGCGGCGTCGCTTGATCAGCAATTACACACCGTGACGGATCTTATTCCTGGAGTGGCCATTCTGCATCATATCGACACGCTTCCGGAGCAATGGGTCGATGAGCTGGCGTGGCAGTGGCACGTTGATTTTTACAATCCTGACCTGCCGCTGGATCAGCGCCGGGAACTGGTTAAAAACTCATTGCCTTGGCATCGCCGCAAGGGGACGCCATCAGCTGTTGAAGAGCTGATCGCAACCATATTTGGCAGCGGTCAAGTACAGGAATGGTTTGAGTACGGCGGGCAGCCCGGGGATTTTAAGGTACTTACCTCCGATCCATCCGCCACAACAGACAAGGCGGTGGAATTTCTCGCTGCGATCAACAGCGTAAAAAATGCCCGTTCGTGGCTTGAATCTATCGAGATTACGACAGGGGGGGATATGCACTTGCGCTTCGGATTTGCAGTCCATATTGGCAAACAGATTACAGCAAGGCAGGTGGTATAATGGCAAACTTTACAAACGTTCAGATCACGAACCGAGGGCGGGCGTTGCAGGCCAAAGCACAAGCGGGAGCGCCGTTGGTATTTACCCGGTTCCGAATTGGTAGCGGTACAATGAGTGGGCAGCAGATCTCCGATATGACCAACCTGATCCAACCAGTCATGTGGTTGTCTCTTAACAAATCGCAAGCATCTGGAAGCGGTCAGCATACGTTAGGGGCGCCTTTTTCTAACGCTGATGTGACTACGGGGTTTTATTTCCGTGAGTGGGGCGTATTTGCGCAGGATCCGGATATCGGAGAAATCATGTATTGCTATGGCAACGTTGGGGCGGGCGCGGAGTACATCCCGGCAGGCGGTGGAGCTGAAATTGTCGAGCAGCAACTAGATATGATCACCTTGATCGGAAACGCGACAAACGTATCGGCGACGATCGATGAATCACTAGTTTTCGTCACAGTAACAGATTTTAATAATCATACTCACGACGGAACAGCGGGAAATGGGCCTAAAATAACGTCAAACGGATTAGCAAACGGGGCTGCTACTGATGTTGTAATCGGCAACCGAACTGTAGATGATAGCCTGACAGCTTCAGCCGGTGAAGATACACCAAAAAATTTATGGAGCAAGCTTGCAAATATGATCAAGCGAATCACTGGTAAATCTAACTGGTACACAGCCCCGGCTATTACCTTGGAAACAGTAAATACGAAATTCGGAACCGGGGGACACACGCACGACGGAACGGCAGGAAACGGCCCGAAAATTGGAAGCGGCGGCCTAGCCGACGGTGCAGCTACTGATACCGTAATCGGGAACCGCACCGTAAGCGACGCGACGGCCCAGTATATGGGAGTATCCGCCACGCTATCGGCCATACTGGGTCATATCGGCTATATGCTTAAAGCTATTACCGGGAAGTCGAACTGGTATACTACCCCGTCGATAAGCTTAGAAACAGTAAGCGGGCGGCTTAACCAAGCTGTAAATACAACCAGTAACCCGACATTCGCCGATATTAATCTTAATGGTGATGGTAGAGTAGGAAAAATGCTAGCAGTTGGTGACGACGGCAGTGCTATTGATGCTACGCTGCATATAAAGAAAGTTTCTGGATTTGGGCGACTATTACAGTTATCACCACGTGGAGCGGGTACTGATCAACAAGCTAGTATGGACGGTTTAATTTTAATAGGAAGTACAAATGCTGCTGCAAATATAAATTGGTGGAGTCTTGGCGTAAACAAAAATCGCAACTTTGTATTTGAACCTGGTACTAGTGGTTTATCTGGAACAAATCCTCTTTTGTGTTTGGAACCGGATGGTGTAATTAAATCAGGCAATTTCATACAAATGTATAACGATAATACAAACGAACAGGCTGTAATTGGTTCTAGGCAAGCAACTGGCGGCGGTTATCGTATGCGTCTGCTGGCAAGTCCAGACCATATTTATGTCGGAACAACTGCAAAAGATGGGAATGATTATTGGCGCGTATTCAATGAAGGTAACTGGAATAAGCGGAGTTATGTTATAGCAAACTCTAATGGTACGCAAACCATAGCAGCTTCGAACGTATGGACAAAGGTGCTTCTTGAAACTGAGGGGATAGACCAGTTAGGTGAATACAATCCGACTACATCCAGATTCACCGCACAACAGGCAGGTATTTACGTAGTAAGTGCTGCACTGTGTTTTAACGTGATAGGGGCTAATACCGAGTGTTCTCTAGCCCTATATAGAAACGGCTCTGTATGGGCCTACATCGATGAACGGCAATTTGTACTTGATACTTTTCAGCAATCCGCTAGGGGCTGCGTTGTTGTACACATGGCTGCGGGGGATTATTTAGAGCTTTACGCAAACATATCAGGAACAAACTGGAAGGTTGAAGGTCAATGGACAGTTTTAGAAGTGATTCGGGTAGCCTAGAAGGGGAGGCAAGCAAAAAATGGATTTGTTTAAAACTGTAGTACATCTCTACCCCAATGCTGTAATAAATAAAGACGTATGGCTGCAAGATGATGGGGACGGCCCCTTTATAGCCCAATGGAAACTAGAAGTACCAAGACCTACGGAAGATGAACTAGCGGCAGCCTGGAAATTAATCCAGGGCCAGCCAACCCCGACACCTGAACCGTCAGCAGAAGAAAAGATAGCCGCCTTACAAGCCAAAAACGCCGAACTGGTAAGACGCCTTGCCGTAGCTGAAGACGTAGCGAATACTACAAGCGAAAACCTTATGGCGCTTATGGAATATATATTAAACCCGCAGTAATGGGGATATAACCAAAGGAGGAATGCAACATGGCAGTGTTCGCCCCGCTTGTATCACAATATTCAGTAAACACGTATCTTACTGGGAAGCAGCGTTTTACCGCGCGGGACGGTTATACAGGAGTGCCAACCAGCTACGTAGATCCGGTAAAAGGCTACGCTGCAAAGAACTTTTACATTGACGATCTGGATACAGCGAAGGGCCAAGGTTGGATTAACCAGCAGGAGTATGACGAAACTATGGCGTTGAAAACTGAAACCGACCCGCTGTATCGCCCAAATCCAGTAAAGACACTGTAAGAAGCAAGCCCCGTGCCAAGCGGGGCTATTTTTATGCCTAAAAGGGCAGTCAGGGGGGACAGAATGAGCGATGCAGAAACAAAAGCGCTAACTGAAATATCGGTCAAGGTTGGCCGGCTCGAAATAATGCAAGAAACCAATATAAGAGCGATTAATGACATGGCTTCAAGTGTCAATCGGCTGGTAGAAAAGCTGGACAAATCTGACGATATTGCGCGAGAAGCTGACCAGCGGGCGCGGTCCGCCCATCATCGCATTGACGATATAAAAAACGGCCAAAAGTGGTTAATTGGTACAACTATTAGCATGATAGGACTGTTTATTGCAGCGGTCGGTTTTTTGTGGAAGCTTACCGGAAAATAAAAAATGGAGCGTGATAACTCATGGATTGGACTACTTTGACTAATATGATCGACCCGAAACTCTTAATTGTCGTTGCTGTATGCTGGGCTCTCGGATACATCCTTAAGCAAACGCCGCGCGTGCCTGACTGGACGATCGTCTTTATTGTTACGGCTGCTTCTGTCGGGTTTACGGTCTGGATGCTCGGCGTGACGCCTGAATCGTTTCTTCAGGGCATTTTGTGCGGCGCGGTGGCGGTGTACGGACATCAGATCGTCAAGCAGGCGAAGGAGCGCGGCCAATGAAACGAGAGGACTTTATCGCCGTCATCGCGCCTATCGCCGTCCAGTTGCGCCGGGAAGGTTCGCCAATCTTCCCGTCCGTTCGGATCGCGCAAGCCATGCTAGAGACCGGCTGTGTGCTGCACTCTTGGAACAACCTGGTCGGGTACAAAGTCGGCAGCGGCCAACCTAATGCTTTTTGGCGTGGCCGATCCGTCAGCACCAAGACATGGGAAGTGTACAACAACATAAGAGTGGACGGC